GTTGAATTTTTAAATGTGTCAACTGTATCATATCAGCAAAACCAGTTACTCTACTAACTATAGATTCAATTCTACCTTTGTACATTCTTGGAGCACATATGTTATAATTCATTTTAACTCGAGTAGTATCAGCAAAAGGTCTAGTCATATTTTCTGCTAACTCCCATTTTAACATCATAGGGTGTCCTAGTATTTTAGCGCCACTATATAGTGTTTCAATAGTTCTTGATACAACTTCAAAGTTTTCATTTTCAGGTGGGCTAAAAGTATCAGGTTTCTCTAATGCTTTTTCTAAACCAGTAGCTGTTTTTTTAACTTTAAATACTTGGTCAGAGTAAGTTTTATATTCAAAATAAACAACTTGAACTGTTTGTTCATCATTTCTACCACTCCAATTTCTTAAATATTCTGAATTTCCAGGATACTTTTGTATTTGCTCCATTTCTTCATCAGACAAATATGGAAATTGAGTTTTTAAATCAGCTAAATTAATGCTTTTAACTTCACCAACATAATATATATCTTCAAAATTAGGATCTTCTGTATAAGAATATATTAAAGTAGCAGGATCAACATAATCTATTATTATGCCTTTCTCCTTACTCCAGTTTGTTTTTACTGCTCCAATACCTAAAATAGTTAAATCTTGAGCTAGTCTACGTCTAGTTAGTTCATATTTATTTCTATTTAAAACATCTTCTAATAATTCTTCTTCAGCTATTTCAACAGATTGTTTATAATCTAATTGCAAATGCAATTTAACTTCTTCGTCTGATTCTAAACCTAATTCTCTAAACTGAGGACTTGTTATAGTTATACCTAAAGTTTGATTTATCTGCTCTGCTAATTCTCTTTCTTGAACATCTCTCATTAAATCTCTAGCATACTGAGTTCTTTGTTGTATTGAAAATGGATCTACTGCAAAAGCTTTTAATTCATAAGACTTTTCTGACATACCATTAACAACTATATCTACAAATTTAGCAATAACAGGCACTGGTTTCCAGTCTATATTTAAATATGATAAATCTCCATTAATAGCTAATTCATCTTTGTATTTTTGTACAGGTTGTTCTCCTCTTGCGTAAAGTCTTAAATTGTGGTAATTATTATAATTAATTGCGTAACCACTACCACCAGCTCCACCTCTATAGTTTCTAAACCACTCTCCCTCTATAGCTCTACCTACAGCAAGACCATATTCCAGAGTAGCTTTCTCGGCGTCTGGTACTACTTGACTAGGAAAAGAACTGTTAGTGTTGTATGAAATTTGCATATATCTATTCTATTATTTTTGAAATTGTTCCTGAATTATTATATCTACTTATTCCTAATTTTATAGGTTGATATTTTTTATCGGGATTTGGTTTATATCTATTTTTATTACAAGCCATAATTGCTAAGCCAGAACTAATAGTAGCATCAAACTTGGTTCTATTATTTATATTAAAACCACTCCAATCTTTTAATGTGTTTTGAAAATACATATCTCCATATTTATTTTCTAGTAGTCCTACGTAGTTTTCTATATAAGACTCTATAGCAGCAGCATGTGCTTGCTTAATATCTTCACTTGAATTAGGTATTCCACCTATTTCTTTTTCAGTTGTGGAAAGTTTGTTCCAAATTTTATCAGGACGATTCATTGAAAAACCTCTATAGCCTCTACGCTTAAAGTAATATAATAATCTAGGTTTATTATTTTCAGCTAATATTGGCATACCATAAAATACACAAGCCATTAAAACATCTTCAAAAAATATCTCGGCTGTTTGTGGTCTTGATATATATTCTAAAAAAAAATGATTAGGTGGCGCGTCTTCCATGCTAAACTTAGTTAATCCATGTAATGCTCCTTTAGAGCCGCGGCCATCAACAGTACCGCTAATATCGTAAGAGTCACAGCCAAAAGCTCCAATATGCTCGTTACCTGGATATTTAGTTCCATTTTTGTTTATTATAGTGTTTTGTAAACTAACTGGTGGCACCCATGATATTAAAAATCTACCATTTTTGTTAGGCATAAATTCTACTTTAGTATCTTTAACACCTTGTTGCCATTGAAAGTTGCCTACTGTTATAGAAGCTGCGTTATTTAAGCCGTCATTAAAATCTATTTGTTGATATATTTTAGTCAAATTAAATAAACTATCTTTTGCTTCATCTCTAAAAGCGTGAGCTTCAGTTCTTGGAAATTGTCTATAATACTCGTTTAAACTGTCTTGATCGTTTTTTAATCCTTCAACTTCGTTTTGCCAATGTTCAATAACTCCTGTTGTAATTTTATAACCATCTGCTCCTTTAACTCCACTCTTCTGTCTAATGAAGACAGGTGATCCATGAGTATCCATGAATCCTTCGTAGTTCCACTCCATAGGGATGAAAAGAGAATAGAGGCCAGAAGATGTTTGTCCGTTTCTATTTCTTTCTGTAACGTTTGAATTGTAATATAGTTTTTTGAAATTGCTTCCACCTTTGTCTAGTGCGTTTGAAGTTGAGCCCATCATACATTTACCTACAATTCTAGATCCTAACCTTAATGTAGTTTTTGTAACTCTCCAGTTGTTTAATATATTATCAGGTCTTTCCCATTTACCACTTTCATCATGAGCTAATAGTTTTAGCTTTTCACCATCATAAGAGTTATCACCTGTGTTTTTCCAGTCAATAGTTGTATCAAGTCCGTCTAGTTCTCTAAGTTGTTCATTCGACTCAAGCTTCTTTCTAGTAAGTTTAGATGCTGGAACTCTATAAGCCAACTCAGTTTTTGGCCGGTCCATACCATCTTGAATGGGTTTAAAAAAGAATGGGTAGTTAACTGATATGGGTACAACTTTATCTGTAAACATTTTTTTGGCATCTGCACCAGACTTGGACAGTATGCCGAATCTAGAGTCGGAAGATATTGTAGCTTGGTTAACAAGCTCTGCTGAGGACATAAATGAAAATCCAGATCTTCTGTTTTTAAGATAGCACATCCCGTAACATCTGTTATCTGCTTTGCATGCTTCCCAAAATATAAAGAATAATCTATTTGCTTCTCTAAAATCTGGTGCTCCAACGTCGATCTTTGACCATTGCAAGTACATGTAATGAGTGCCAGTAATGTAAGTATCAACACCATTGTTATGAAACCAAAATCCTTGTTCTCTTCTAGTAAATTCATTATCAATATAATCGTACCACTTTTCTTTAAATTCAGCTGAATATTCTTCCCAGTCAAATCTACTTTTAATTCTACTTAGTTCTTTTGGGTATTCTTGTTTTTCCCAATACTGTTCCTTTTTTTCTTTACTTCGTTTAAACGATTCATTTGTTGCTGGTAAAGCAACCCTGAGATTTTGTATTTCAATGACTTGTCCAATTTTTCCAGTTTTACTTATTACTATAAAATCATAATCAGAGTTGTAACCATACTCCCATTTTTTAAACCTGTTGTTTTTAGCTAATATCTTAGAATTTACAACGTCCTTAATTTCTTTCCAAAGAGTTTGATTATAACTCATTTACTTCTCCCTTCTGCAAAACCTTTAAAAGTTTTTTCAACTTTTTCTTTAGGTTTATTATTAAGCATATCCTCCTCTTCTTGTATTCTAGTTAATATTTCAAAAGCATCCATTATGGCTAACTTTTTAGTAGCGGCAGCATTTTTTAATCTATCAGCGCTTACGTCGTCGTCTGAGTCTACAATCTTTTCTTTTGCTACCTTAATAAGTTCCTCAATGGCCTTTTGCCCAGCTTGGATTATTTTCTTCTTCGTTTCCTTGGTATTCATGAGTTAAAGCTATATCATTAGATTTCATACAATAAAGTCGTTCACCTTCTATAATAAACTCAAACTCAGAGTTAGGGGTAAACGTAATAAGTGTTCCAGGTGTTATTCCTAGAGCTTCTAAAGCATTGTTAGTATATTTTACTATACCAACATTAGGTTGCTCTTTCCTATTCTCTAATAGGCGTTGGTTTTTAATTGGTTTTATAAAACAGTAATTTAAATGTGGTTTTAAATTATACATATATATTTGCTCTGGAGTAACAAAATACATATCATCTTTAAAATATGTTCCACTATTTTTTTCAATTCCTTTTATATTGTAAAATCTTCTAAAAACATTATGATGAACATAAACTCTATCACCTACATTTATTTTAGTTTTAAAAGCTGCAGGAGTTTGAACTACTACAGCTTTTTTACTAACGAACTTATGATTTTCAATACTAGTATTAATAATAAGATCTGTGCCATTAACTTCATGAATATTATCGTATCTGTTTTTTAACGGCTTTACGATAAAACTATATAAGCTTTTCATTAGTATTTTAAATCATACTCAACTGATATAGCCATATTACTATTAAATTTTTTCCAAGGTAAAACTTCATTATCTTTACTTATAAATATATTATAAGATTGATCTGAGTTTTCAAAAAGAATATCGCTAATAGTGTGTCCGCCGTATACTTCCTGACCAGTTGAATAATGCATTGCATCATTTTTATAGTCAGAACCTATACTAATCTTCCTTATTATTTTCACTATATTCTCCAGTTTGTAAATTTATATTAACATCACCGTATTTTTTTTGTAGTTCAGCTTTTTCAGATTCTATCTCTTGTCTTGTTTTACCAAGTTCCATTAATAAATCTTGCTTGCTTAATTCTAAATTACCTATATCTGATGAAATTTTAGAATATTTACTAGATAAATTCTGTATAGATTCTAATTCTTTTTTAGTTACTTTTTTTACTTTTGCCATTTTATTTGATTTTATTTGATTTTATTGTTTGTTGTTTGTTGTTTAACTAGGGAATATTGTTGAGTAAGATCCAGGTATTGAAATAATAGTATTAACATTAAGTGATCCAGAGTTGACTAAATAGTTAAGATCTCCTGAATTTGGGCCTGGGCCTTCTTTAAGTTCATACCATATAGTTGGATTATAACTTGATAAATCTGTTGGCTTGCCATTGTTGTATATAGCAAGCGCTTGCGAAGCTGTTATAACAGTATTTGGCACTGGACCAAATTGAGCAAATTGAGTTATTTGACCTTGGAATCCAGAAGTTACTGCATTAGTTCTTCTATTGCCAAATGTTGCATATACAGGATTTACTGTCCATGTATCTTCGCTGTCTACAGTCGACTCAATACCATTTATGTAAACTTTAATACTTGATACATTTTGATTTAGAAATGATCCGTAAGAAACGTTAAGATTAAACCAGTCTGTATTGTTAAGTATTTTAGTAGACAAGTAATCTTTTTGTTGGCCGTTTCCATTATCACTAACAAATAGTCTTATAAGTATTCTATCTTCTCCATTAACTGTTTTACTCACAAGTCTTATTGTTGCAAAAGGAAGTTGCGCAGGATCTCCTACAAGAACTAATCCACTATTTCCTACTCCAACTATTCCTGTATTTCCAGTGTATCTAAACCATAAGTTAATACTACTACCATTTGTTATAGTCTGAGCAGTGTATCTAACTTGGCTACTGTTTGCAGTTATAAAATTCAAACTGTACTTATCAGCAGCTCCACTCCCGGGTCTTGATACGCCAGGTAAATTACTTATGTTTGGGATAGTTAATCCCATACCCATACTCATTTAGAATAAAGCTATTATATCAGTAGCTGTAGTTGTCTGAGTTGGTGTACCATCATAGCCATATA